GTCTTCTAAATTGAGGAATAAACTTCTCTCAGTGATAGCTGGTTTTATGTCATCCCAGTCACATAATTGTGATGGTGGAAGATAACTACGCAGCTGACGTGTCCCGCTACCGTATAGATTTAGCAAGGAAGTATTAAGCACATATGCCTTATGCGCACCTTTTTGGTCTAGCTCATGTCCCTTGACAAAAGCCTCTAAACTGACCCCATCCAATGGTTCCGTTATGAAATTCTGACTGAAAGACGTAATGTCAACAGTAGGATTAATACATGGGACCACCGGGCACTTAGATGTTACGAGAACTCCACGGAGTACTTCCGAGAGTTGGGCATTGGACATTGTGTGAATCCATCGTAATCGTTTTAGACGCGGGGGCTTCCCCTCCGATTCTGTACTCCAGCACTCACGATTAAGATCGTGTGCTCTTTGGAGATACTGCTCATTAGAAGAGCCGTCTCTAAGTGACTTATACGTAGTACGAACCTCATAATCATTAATGATAAAGTCCTCACGGGTTGTTTCGGTCTTGAAGAAGTCTCCCGGTTGCCTAAGGGCAATCCGGGACTTCCCAAGTCGAAACCGTAACTTGCTAGGGAAACCCTTGGCATGTTTGGCTGTCGTCTCTTGGATAGAGACATCGGGGTTTGTGAAGAAATGCGCAGCAACAAGACGTTGCGATCGCGTGTATTTCACACGTCCACGGGCAAATTTCGGATTGATACCAGCCCCACCAAGATGGAGGGGCAGGAACCAATTCGGAACAAAGCCGGGGAAGGCCCGACAACGGACTGTAGGTGTCCGAGACAGTATTCGTGGGATGAGAGGTGTCGTCCATGGTAGTTCTTCCGCCATGGTATTGATGTACTGATTAAGTTCGAACAGAGAAAGATTTTTCTGAGTCCAAGTCGTACGATAGTAATGCGCACGCTTCGCAATACTTCCAGTTAATAGAAAGTCTTGTGAGTTAATAGTACAGTAGAGCCGGGAAACGAACTGTTTCCCAGCTGAGGGTTGTAGACCGAATTCCCGAGCACAGCCATAGAAGATATCGATGAAGTAAAAATTGGGAGACCTAAAACAAAGGTCATCACCATTTATGATACAAGTAGAAAGTATCTTATCCATCAGCTTCTTAGATTCAGGATTAAACCCGAATTTGTGAAGGTATCTCTGTGTAGCTAGCTTGAGTGCAGAATAATTTATTGCACATAGAAGAGAAAAACTAAGAACGTGACCCATCGGTTGACCGTTATTAGAGTCGACCTCGAGCTTTACAGCATCGAGGATTGACTTAATGGTCGGATACTGGAGTCGACCTTTCCCGAATGACTTAAGCGCAAGCTTAATCAGCGGAGAGTCGATTCCATGTAAAACCAATAGTGTTGCCAACCTACTTATGAGATCAGTAGCGCTCTTGTAATCCACAGATACCGCAAGCGGTAATTCTTTGGAATATTTGAGCATACGCTGGACTCGAT